ATCTTTACATCTACCTAAACAGTTCTTAGAAAAAAACCAAGCAGCAGATAGTAATGGGTATTTTGTAGCAACTAAATCAGGATTAGCTACAATATCAACACCAATTGCTTTACCAAATGCAGTGTAATTTTGTTTACCTGTTAATTGGATATAACCACGTCCGCGGAATTTAAATCCTTCACCTGATGCTTCATCACCATTTCCCATACGGTTACCATAAACACGGTTAGCTATTTTTTCAGGTTTACGTTGATATGATTCAGCTAAAGCAGGGGTTGGAAAATATTTTTTAAATATACCCTGTAATCCTTTAGCACTATAATTTAAATTTTCATTTACAACACGAAACCCACCTGATTCATGACCACATTGAGCTAAAAAGTGAGCTAATTCTACTGGTGTGTCAATGCCAAATTTAGTCATTACTTCGGGAATTTGAGCAATTACTGAGTCTGGAATGTGTCCTTTTAATTTGTCTAGTTTCATATGTTTTTAAATTTTAAAATGGTACAACTCGGCCTTGGATATCTGTGTTAGGGAATCTAACTTCAAATATGCTTGGATCTAACGATGGATAAATATTGCCTTGTCTTGTAGCTCCCGGTATATCATAAGCATATTGAGAATAACTTCCTCCTTGTTTATTTACAATCTCAACTTTTGGTACGGATTGTACTCCTTTAACTTGTAGCAAACGAGATGTAATATCTGAAAGTATAATCGGTTGATTAATATTCCATTTGTCAATATTAAAATGGTCTTGTAGAGCTAAAATACAATTTGTTACAACATCATTATTATTATATCCACTAGCTACTACTATATCAAAATTAACTCCTATATTGATATAAAAAGCATCTTTGATATTAACAGCATCAGTAACCATTCTAAATTGGTTGATATATGTTGCTAAATTAGATTTTAAAGTAGTAGAAGCTTGAGTTAAATTTTTATTAGAATTATAACCTAATATATACATGTCTAATGATAATGGATTACGACCTTCAGTAGTTGATACTGTTGGGGTTGGTAACATTTCTTGAGCTACATCTTGTGTAACATATACTTTAGCTATTGAACCATAATCAGAAGGTAAAGATAATGCTCTAACCATATAGTCTTCTCTAGTTACAGCACGTAGTTGAGATTGATAAGCATATAAAGCATTATTGCGAATTTCTTCAACTTGATCTCCATTTCTACCACCAGATGCTACTCCAGGATTATTTGATATTAAACTAGATAATATAATAGGAGTTGTTGCGTCTGAGATACCACTAGGAAAATATGCTCCTGAACTGTCTATTGTAGTTATGGTATTAGAAGGGACATTTGATGTTACTCCACCACCTACAAGATATCTAACAGTAATATTACTACTTGGGGCTAAACCATATTCTTGGGTATAAAATACAGAAGCTTTATTAAAATTGTTATATAAATTAGAAATACCAGGTACTAATCCAAGTTGAATATTATCTGGGTTGGGTAGTATAGTATCATCTGTTTTATTAGAAACACCAGCACCAAATTCTAGTTGTAGTGTATTATCTGATAAAAAACGAGACACATATCGGAGAGGTGCTCTTCTTAATTGTACTAAATAAGGTACACCATCACTTCCTGAGGATGGATTTTCAACTTTATCAAATATTGTAGATTGGGCTAAATATGGTACTTCATACCATATATTTCCCTGAGCATCTGTTGCATCTAATATTTGTAATATATTTGTATCGGATATAGTAGCTATTGAGAACTTTTCTGGGGTAGAATATGCTAATGTTGTAGATTTAATTTCTGCAGAAATAGCTTTAGTGGTCTTTTTTAATAGATAATAAGCATTATCTACAAAAGTAATTTCCATACTTCCTGTATCTCTAAAATCTACTTTTTCAGTAGTTAAAAATTTAGTACTATTATTATTAGCAGTAAGAGAAGTATTTTCAGGTACAATTAAAGCATATCTATAATCAGGTTGAAGTACACCTCCTGATCCAGTTGTTGGAATTAATTGATATAAATCAACATTAACATTAGAAGCATAAGATACTTTAGGGCGATACCCCAACATATAAGACATCGCAAATAAATTCTCTCTTTCTTTAGCGTATAATAAAAAGTTTTCTTGTACTTGAGTGTCTAAATAAAATGACATTACATCACCTACATAAGATGACATTTCAATAAATAAATTTCCTGGGGTTGCTTCTGTAAAATCATTATAGACTGTTGGGAAATAGGTTTTAGCATAGTTTATTAAACTTGCCTTAAACTCAGGAAACGTTTTATTTAAATATGATACATTATTATCTGCCATTTTATATAAATTGTACTGTGACTTGATCTGCGTTTTGTGATATTCTTATTTTATATTTAACCGTAACTGATACAGCATTGTTATCGGGGTTATTAATATCAACTAATACCTCTGTAATTTGAACTTCAGGTACAAATATAGCTACATTAGTATTAATTAAATTTTGTATAACTTCTATTAAATTTTCATTTATACCTTCAAACAATGCTGTTCCTAAATCACATCCGAATTCAGGATTCATTACTCTTTCACCCTTATTAGTAAGTAAAAGATTAATTAAATTAGATTTAATCTGATCTTTGGTACTATATGTGCTATTAAAAGGACCAGCAGGTCCATTAAAAGGAAGTGATACCCCAATAGCAATGTTGCCTTGTAAATCTAAAGGATTGACACGTACTGTTTGAGGTATTGGCATATTATCCTAAATTTCTTAATCCTGATTTATCTTGTGGGGTCATATTTGCAGCGGCATCACTAATAAATGCTAAATATGGATTAACTTTATCACCAGTTGATGGGTCAACAGCATCTATTACTTTTAAATCATTGCGTTGAGGTTGTTGAAATCCAAATTCAGCTCCCATTTTAGCCATTAATGATTCGCGAACACTCCCGGCTAATGGATTAATATCATTACTAGTAAAGTTTACTGTTCTACCTTCACTGATCTGTTGTTTATTTTGTTTACTTAATACCTCATTGAGGATATCAGGTAATTCTTCATAAATAGCTTCAGTTACGGCTTCTTTAATTAATTTTTTAAATACTTTGATGTTCATATAAATAAATATTTAACCTTGTAAATTTTGTTGATCTATTACTAATTTTAATTGTTCTATTAAATCATTTGGATCTAGTGTAAAAGACGGTTCACTTTTTAATTGTTCAATATTTTGTTTATTAATAGCTACAGCAAAATGACGTTTATTACCTCTTACTTCAAATTTTGGATTATTTTCTTCACGTAAAGCAAATTTAAATCCTTTATATTCCCCATAATCAGCTGTACCAAAAGTAACTGGGGTTGGTGGTAATTTTAATTCTAATTCACCATTTATTGGTAATAATTGTGCTTTAAGTTCTTCTAATATTTGTATTGCTTTTTCTAAACTAACAATTATTGTTGGTAATAATGCGCTTAATGCTAATACTATCTTATTTGCTTTTTCTAATATTACCACTATTTTTGTAATAACATTTACCGGTATACCTATTCCAGGGGGAACAGCAGTAGGAATAGGGATAGCAGTTAATATGGCAATTATAGTACTGAATATAGTAATGTAAATTGATATTCTTTGTATTTGATTGTTAATTTTAATTATTTTATCTTCATTACTTTGTATTACTCGTACAGCATTGTCTCTTACTACTTTAGCATTCTCTAATTTTGTTGGATCATTCGATGCATTAGCATCTTCAATTATAGCATTAGTTTTATTTACTAATTCTTGTATAACATCATTTTGAGAAATAACTTCAGCTATCTTATCTGTTAAAAGTAAAGTTAAAATTGGAACTATTGTTTTTTTAGCATTTCTTAAAATAGCTTTTCTTTTAGCTTTTCTTGATGCTTGTTTTTCTTTTTTAGTTCTTTGTTTTAATTTTGCTCTAGCTTCTTTACGTTTTTTTCTTTTTTCTTTTTGTTTAGCAAAAGGATCTTTTATATAATCATCAATATCTTTTTGATTTTTATCCTTTCTTTCTTGTAAATTTATTTGAGCAGCTTTATAATTTGCTTCTTCAACAGCAACTTCTCTATTATATTCTTCATCTGTTAGTTGAGGAGGAATATCTTCAACTTGTCCATTAACTACTTTTTTTGCTGGGGTGTTTTGTTTTTGGAGTTCTAAAAGTTTTTTCTGGTGGTTGATATCTAATTCAATTCCTTCCTTAATTAAGTCTGCTTTTTCTTTATATAATTTTCCTATAGTAGAATTTAAAGCAGCATTAGCTCCGGCTGCTAAACCTGGTATTAGTAGCTGATCTCCAAATGATTTTGGCTTTTCAGATGTCTTTAAGTTAGCCAAAATATCAGGTGATACTAAAGTAGATACATTACCTGGTATTTGAGGTGGGGTAGGGGATGATATAGGTGAAATAGTATCTGCCATTATATTGTAAATACTTTATCTGATTGAATTGTTCCTAGTTTGTTTATTAAATTATTAACATCATTAAATAACTGTGTTCCTCCGTCATTAACGGAAGGAATAGGTAAAGAACCATCTGAACTTACAGCAGCTGCTGAAGATAAATATCCTGCTAGTCTTTGTAATGTGTTACATATTTCTAATAATAAATCATGTGTTTGTCCACCTAATAATACAGGTTCATCGGGTACTGTATTATCTGCTTTAGTACCTAATAATATTCTAGAATTAGGATTTTTAGGTTCTATATTCAAATGAATATGGCCTGATGAATTTAAATTAATAATACTATCTGTACTCAATTCAATAAATCCACTAGAATTTAATATGATATCATCTCTTTTAGTATTAAGAACTATTCTATCACTATTTAATATGATTTGAGAATTATTTGCGTATTTATTTAAAGGAATTGGAGTAAATATAGGATTAATAATTAAAGCTCCTGGTTGTAAAGGAAGAAGTTGAGTGGAAGTCATGTATATAGAAGACTTCTCTTTATTTATTTCTTCAATATTAGGAGTTAGAGAACCGGTATCTGTAGTAACATATCCGTTAACTAATATAGTTATAGGATCTCCATCATTACCTATACTACTCCATTCGTTTATATTTGATCTAGACTTTACAGTACTTCCAAATCTTATTCCATTACTTCTTCTTCCTTGATATATCCTATCTCCTTCAAAAGTAAGTAAAGGTCTAATGTCACTATTTTCGTTAAACGTTCTACCTAAAGAATCACCTGAAGGGGCATTTTGTTGAGGGTCATTAAATATATTAATAGTACCTAAATAATAAGGTTGATTAGCATTAGGAGATAACTGAGAGGCAGCAGAAGGGAGATCTGTTAATAATACTAATTCTCCAATTAATGGATAATTTTGATTGCTGGAATGGAAGGGTTTAGCTATGGTACAAGTATCAAGAAAACTATCTAAATTACTCCCAGAAACATTTTCTGATCCTACATAGTTAAGATAAAATATTGATCCAATCCCATTAAACCCACCAGCTCTTTCAAATTGTTTTTTAGTAGGAGTATTTTCTGTAGTAATAACACCAAATACTTTTCCTATTTTATTATTAGTATTGTTAGAAGAAAAGTTATTCTTTCCAACTCCACTCACGAGAGTACCATATCCTGCTCGATATCTCATTTATTCTCAATTTGATGTTGAATAGTCTCAGTTTGTTCTAATAATTTTTGTCCATCTATTTGAATAACACGTTGTTCCTCAATTAACTGTTGAATTTCTGATGGATCAAAGAAATCGTTAGGATTATTACTAGCACCAGTATTAGCAGCACGTTGTGCAATACCTGCCATTTTAATTAATTGTTCGTTATTTTTTACATTAACATCAATTAAATCCTTAACAGTAGGCATAAGCATTACAGCAGAACCAGCGTTAGATGAGGCAAGTGGTTTTAATGTATCAATGAGATCATTAATTTGTTTATCGGTATCCTTATTATTTCTATGTATCTGTTTAAATATGTCGGATAGCGATGTGCTGCCAAATAGAGTAATATCGTCAAAATTAGCCATAAATCGCGTTTACCAATAAATATATGTCTTTAAATCCTTATATATCCGTGCTGGTAGTATTCATTGTATAGCTTAGTACGCAATATATCTAGCTTCTTAGTTACTTTAGTAATCTGAGGAGTGGTAGTATCAGTAATTTCGCGGATGTAGATATATAATGCTTTTTTATTAAATATTTCTAATGTTTCGCGTTTACGAAATAATTCCATAATAGCATCAGCTGTTCTAGCATCCTGAGTTTTAGGAAATAAATGATATAGATGTTTATCTACATAGCGTACATACTGATCTATAAATGTATTTGGATCAGCTGCTTCTTCAGCTTCACGAACAGTTTCATACAGTATGTTCTTATCCTCATCTATTTCTTCTACATCAGCACGTTCTTGTAATTTTTTATAATTACTGTTATTGTAGATGATAAGATAACGTTTAGCAATAGTACCAAAATAAGAATATGCTTTACCCTTAGATTGATCATAAAGATGAAGCTTTTCAAGTAAGAAAGTAACTACCTCATGTTTTAGTTCCTCAATCGTATCTGAATCGGTGTAATAGAACTTAAACGTGTGAATAATATTTTCAGCCAATTTATAAAAGGCATATTCAACACGGTCCTTATAAAGGCGATTACGAAAGTCTTGATCATCAGAGGCTAGATATTCAATAATAGCTTCTTCAGTATCTGATGTGAAATAAATGCGAGGTTCCTTTGGTTTGCGTTTACGTGGTTGACCACGCTTAGTTAAAGCAACTTTCCCTAATTCACTATCTAAGTATGTATCGAGATCGGTATCGTAGTGATATGACATGATATTTAATGTTTAATATCCAATATAAAAACAAAAAATACCGTAACCAAACTAGTTTTGACGAGAATTAAACTGATTTAGAATATCTTGTATTTCTTTTAGGTTTCTAAAAAAAGTACCAACTTCATCATCAGCTTCAAATACTCCCTTATTATCAAGTTGTTGAAGCATCTCATTAGAATTTTGAATAACAACACTCAAAGCATCAATGTATTGTTGTTGATCAGCTACAACTTTTTCAAGTTTATTATTTTTTCTAACAAGTAAATAACCACCTATTAAAATAAGTTCAATTACATGAATTAATATAACCCATCCTACTATACTCATCTTGGTGCAAATTGTTGTTCAAAATCATCATGTTCAATAGAGACCATTTCACGAGTAGATTCAATTTGCTCTTTCAATGAAGTAAGAGTTTCAAGAATTTCATTTTGAGCATGATTTCTATTTACTTGTACCGCCAAACGATTAACCAAAGCATCCGCTTGATTAAGTTTGTCTAAAACGTTGTTTTTATAACGCATAATATATGTTTATATATAAATATATGATTCTTTCCGTTCCCCCACCTGTTTCATTCCCCTTTCTCTCTCAACCTTTCAAACCGCTCGTAGGTTGAAGTTACGGGAGAAATTTTATACTTCCAAATTTATTTTGAGAGTTCTTCACGAACAATTTTACGTATCATTTCTTTGATACGATTAATTTTAGGAGATTGCTTTAAGATAGTCTTTACAATATTATCCGTAACTGGGTCGGTAGTAGTGAATTCAAAATAACCTTCTAATTTATTGTCAGTAATTTCATAGCTATCAACCTTAACACCTACTTTTTCAAGACGGTTAAGAAATGCAGCTTTATCTTCAAGTTTAATTTTGTATGTTTTCATGCTACATATAAATATAGCAAAGAACCAACCCGTTTAAATTACGAGTGACTACTTGCATCATACATACCTACATATATACTATGATTTATATAATTTATATGCTTTATCTCCCATAAATTGCACCCAACAATAATGAGAAAAAACAATAATAGCAAGCCACAATACAGCAGTAAATAAATTTATTGTAGCGTATGGGAGTAAGCGATTAAGATAAATGAATAAAAAAGCATGACCTAATATCCAAGTTAAAAATACGGCGATTGTGTTAAAGATTAATTTAGTCATTTTTTTTCGTTTTAAAATTAATTAAACTATCGGCGTGTAATGTACTAGAATATTTTTGCCCAAGCACCTCAATTACTTTTTGCGCCGTATACGAATCAATACTAAACATTTCGCGACCATCGTTAACACGATAAGCAGCGAAATAGTCGTGTACTTCCTCTTCAAGTAAGTCGGAGCGATAGCACTTAAATGAAAAGACAGGAATCCATGGTGTAGGTACGCCGGTAGCGGATGAAATCTGGTGAGCACGTTCATCTGGTGTGTTAGTAGTCATACCAATCTTTACCATGCCGGGTACGGATTTATTAACTAATACATAAACGTATTCGATAGGGCGTACACCACCGGAAGCATCAATGATGGAATGGGCGAGATAATATACATCATCCCAGCCATCATCACCAGGAATGCGGGTGAATGCGTCGGATTTATGCATCTTACCGGGCGATAGTTTAATATAATACTGGGATTCCTCGGGAGTCACATAACGGAAATTATGCTTCATGCTGAATATTATTAGAGGTTGGTGTATTAGGGTTAGGGGTTTGAACAACGCTACCACTAGCGATAGCGGCATCCCATTGTTCTAATGTCATGCCGTGTTCTTTAGCGCGATCCTCACGTAGTTTACGTGCGTATTGTTCAAACGCTTCTTTGGTTAACATAAGATCTGTCATTATTTGTTTTTCCATCTGTTTAATTTGATGTGATTTATGCATTCTGGCAATGTGTCCAACAACTTTTTTATTTTTTAATTGTTCTAAATCGTCGAATGTTGCCATAACAATACATATTATATTACGTTAACGTAATGGTTCGTAGTAAATGTATATACTTTGTTTTGCCCAAAAAGATCGTTTAAGAGGAGATTTTGGGCCTTTGCAAAGTGGGCGCAAAGGGGTTATTTCGAAAATTGGATTGTGTTGTGGGGGGATATGCGTATATACTGTCGATGGGTAAAGATCGTGTTCGTGTTGAGAATACACATAGTTTTGCCTTTTTTTTGCCACCCCGTCGATGGACCGCAATTGGCGTGGGAGCGCTCCGCGATCAGACCGCCACCACCCCGCTACCGCCCCGCTATCATCCGCGCGCGGCCCGCTAGCACATTAAAAGGCGCATGGTTTTTACACCGCGCGCCCTTTTTTGTACCATACGTGATTCTGGATATTACTCGATCCCCCACTCGATCTCCTGTCTACTATTATACCACTCACACACTTCATGGATCTCATTATCATTCAGGCTATCGCCCAATAACTCGAGCTCACCGGTCAACTGTATCAGTTGATCAGTTGGACCGTCAGTTGAATCGATCAGGTTATTTACTTGGGTTTGTAACTCGATGAATCGCTGTACTCGAGTCTGTGTAACGGTAGCTTGACGCTCCATCTCCATGTACTGTCTTGGTGTCATATGTTTTAATTTTATTGACGTGAATATAAGAGCGGGGCTATGCCCCGCCCTATTTATTTTAACATGGCATCACTATTCCCACATGCCACTTTGGGTTTTCAGCTCTGATCTTTAA